AAAGCCTTTAACGCTGCACCTGTACCCCCTGAAGCCCTTGATAATGCAGTAAACTGGTCTAATACGATTGGTAAGTTATTCTGAATGGCAATAAACCCGAAAGGAAGGTCACGAGCTACTTGTCCGAGTGCATTAAGTGAAGGAACAGCATTAGCAGCCTTTTGCGCCCCATTTGCAATACCACCGAGAGCATCCCCAGCAGTCTTTGCTACTGGCGGTATTTTTCTCAAGTTATCGTAAAATGATGGGAATCCCTTACCACCTACTTTCTCAATAGTAAATCCAAACTTCTTTACTTCCTTTTCTAACTGTTGTACGTTATCAAATAAAGATGGGAAGCCCTTGCCGCCTATTTTCTCAATAGTAAACCCAAACTGCTTAATTGTGCGTTCAGCTTCGCTAACGCCTTTTTGCAAGCCACTAATATCTGCGCCTATCGGGACGCGTAAACCTTCGCTCATTTTAACGATTCAAAAAGTTTTTTAATCTCATCCTCGTCCGCTTCCTGTGGTTCATCCAAAGGCCATAGCTCCTCCGGGCTGTTTATCTTTGAGCCTGCCGTTTTAGCAATAACATACATGATGTTTCTGTTTAGCTTGCTCTCGTATATCCTAGCCCGGTGAAACCCTCTAGCCATTAACTCAAATTCAATAGGTGATACAGAATAGAACTCGTTAGGTGTTAAACCCATTTCATAGGCCAGTATCTCTACCTCTTGGAAGTCTTTTTTTTTCCTTCGCCTGCTGCTTTAATTAACTGTGATTCGCTCCATACTTTAACCACTGAGGCAATGGCATTTATTTTCTCTGTGTCACCTATGGATGATTCCACAAAGTCTACCATGTCTTCAAATGTCAATGAAGGAACTTCGTCTTTTACAGCGCAGCTATTCATATACCCTGAGTAAAGTACGTGGGCTATGCCTATTTCTGTTATTTCATCCCCATCGAAGCAATAATTCTTTTGGAACTTATCAGCCAGATATCTAGCCGAATACATACCAAACTTCAATACTACATCATGGGAATTGATAGTAATTTTTGTGGTATTCATGTTTATACAGTTATATCAACGATTCCATCAGAATTAAGAGTAATTGAAAACTTTACATACCCTGCTGATTCGCCTGTAAGATCCAACTGAGTGATACGCGCATTGAAAGAATGGAAATAAGCAGCACCCAAAGAAGAACCACTAACTACTGGATTCTGTACCCTTACCGATACGAGTGTTTTGTTTACGAAAGCCGTCAACAGTGCGTTGTAACTTACCTGTGAAACCGTTGGTGCAGTCTCACAAACAGCGTCAGCCGTAATTGTGTACTTAACTGAACCTACCGCCGTTAACAGTCCGCAATCTGTGTCTTCCTCTGTTACGTCTACTGAACCAGAAACCGTCTTGGATTGAACGCAAACGAGAGTCTTGAATGAACTACCGCCCGCTACATCAATTTCAATAGGTTGATTTGAACTTAATACTTGTGCCATGTTACTTTTGAATTAATGATTGTGTGAATGTTAATATCTTTCTTGTTATGTATTCGCCTTCAGTATCTCTTTCGTTTAGATACCTGGTTGATTCTAATTGAATATGTCCAAAGGCAAAGTCGTTGTCTACTAGATTGCCGCCTATCATCGGTAATATCCTGTCGCTCACCATGCCGGAAATCTCATCAACAGCATCGTAATTCTGATACTGGTTCTGCCTAGTGAATATTTCTACGTTTATAGAGGTCTCCCTTATAAATAGCGTATCGTTGGCCTCGTTACTTTCTGTTATACTGGAAATCTCTATAAAGTAGTCAGGGATGGTCACTAGTATAGGCGGCTCATAAACAGGTAAAGTATAACCATTGTATTCTATACCCGCCAGAGCAGCCTTGTAAGTCCTTCGTAATGATTTGCTAGCGTTCTTCACCTTTGCTTTCTGATTATATTCCTTAGTGAACTAATAAACTCCGGCCTGTGCTTTCTTATGGATGGGAACAAAAACGGCTGTGGCTTTATACCTTTAGTCAGGATGATAAAGGCTATAAACTTTGCCAGTTGCCTTTCCATGATAGCCTGTTTCAAGAAACCTGCTTTCTGGAATTGTCCCTTCCTTTTACCGCTTCCTACCTTCTTTATTTCGGTTGCTGCAATACCCTTTCGCTTTACCCAACCCGTAAGCCTGTCAATCATCTGCTCATAACTTCCCCTACCCTTTTTACCCTTTGCCGCCTGTGCTATCTCTCTTGCTTCCTCTGGAACGCTTACATACCTTTTAGTGCCAAACTCGATATAGGGAGCGTATTCCTGTTGAACCACAATCTCATAATCACCTAACTTATCATTGTCAATGATTATCTTGTCTCCAAGAAATCCAAAGTCTCTAGGTGCAGCCATCTTTGCGCTTTCTTGAACATTTACAGCATACACCTGCGCGGCGGTATCTATCTCGTCAATCAACTCCGCACTACTTGTTTTTAGCTCTTTAATAGCTGCTGCAAACCCTTTTGTAGTAATCTTTATCAAATCACCACCTTTTTATATAACCTTGAATTGAGTAACCTATGATGCGGGAAGTCCTGAATGCCTGCCGTTTTATCTTCATCGTAGTTCAGCCCTTTATTCTTATACTGCCATGCAACTAATACCTTTATGTCGGTCTTTAAGTCTTCAGGGAGCGATATAAACCCCGCTTGATATGTAACCTTAAAACAACCGTTTCGAATCTTTAATGTGTCCCCTATTAGTGCATACTCTGAAGGGTCTACCAATGTCCACTCAATAAATGAAGTCAGTTCATAAACGGAAGTCAAAGAAGCAACCGGAGAATAAGGAAGCTCTATTTGTTCCCTGTCCACATCTACAATACTTTCTAATGTCTTTACACCAAATGAAAGTCCTGTGAACTTCTCCAAATGCCTTCTAGTACTTTTACCCAACTCAACGAGCAAAGTATCGTCATCGGTGAAGTCCTTTATCCTGAGCCAGTTCTTAATCTCCGTCAAGGAAACAGGCTCCGCTACCATATCTGAAATAACCGTTACTTTCATCTGAATGTGTATTTATTCGGCACGTCTGTTAACCATGCCTCAAATGCTTCCAATTCTTTGTTAGGGTCTAGTTCCCTACTTCTCTCCTTAGCCTTTTTGCTGGCTTTCTTATACTCTTTCGGGTCGTCTAGTTTCTTAATAGCCTTTACCCAACCGTCTATATCGTCCCTGTCTACATATATCCCCGCGTCTGCACAATTCTCTTTTAGTCCTGGTGTTGGGTTGCATATAACCGGAATCCCTGAACTCATAGCCTCTGTGGCTGTCCTTCCCCAACTCTCAAACTTGCTAGGCATTATTAGTATCCTAGTTTGCTCGTATGCCCTCATAATGAATGGCGTATTATCCATTATCGTTACGTTGCTAGGTTGGTTTATGTGTTGTCCTTCGCTAGCTGGCTCTGAGTAACTTCCTTTCACACCTAAGAACTGTTTTTCTGGTAACCTAGTAGCTATCTCCCTCAGTATCTTTCCACCCTTGTTGCCGTCTAAGTTTATGAGGGTAATAAATTGGTTTTTCTCAGGATCTCGGTTTATATCGTACTGCCTCCAATCAACGGGAGGGTGAACTGTAATACTTTCGTGTTGGTAGTTTAGTTTCTCTTTCGCCGCCTCTGAATTATAAACGATATACTGAGGCCTGTCCGCTAGTTCGATACTTGGGTAAACTGAATAATTATGAATCAAGTGGACCACAGGCTTCTTAAACACCCTTGCTAGCCCTATTGTCTGTTGGGTGTAGTCTAGATGTGTCATCACTACATCACTCCATGCGAATAGCGTCTCTGTTAAATTCTGCTCAGGAGGGAAAACGTCTATACCTTCATAGCAGTAGATGTTTTCAATCTTGTAATGATTCGCCTGCCACAGTAAAACCCTTACCTCGTGTCCTTTGCTTTGGAGGTACTTGTTCATCGCGTGAATCATCCCTTCAGCTCCGCAGTTATGCTTTGGCGGGTATAAGTGTATTGAGCAAAGTATTCTCATTTGATATATTCCATTACGATCATCATATAACCCATATCATCCTTAGTACCGTCTTTAACAACATGAAAGCCATGTGCCTGAAATTCAAATGCAGTCCATAGGCTCTTATGTATCTCTAGTTCGTTACCATACGCTGCACCTTGTTCTATCCACACTGCCGGCGTAACAATCACAAACAAACCCTTTTCGTTTAGTCTTTCCTTCGCCCTAGTAATCACCTCAACACCTTCATCTTTTGTGAAGTGTTCTATCACATCTGTCATGAGAATACAATCCCATTTCCTGTTATCCTTTTCAAAGAACTCCTTAATAGTACACTCGTGAACTTTATCGTAACAGCTCCAAAGTGGAGAGCGGTAGTTAAACCCTTCTACACCTTCTAACTGTGTGTTGTAATTCACTCCGTTGTCTAACCAGTTTCTAACACCTGCGCCGTTTATTCCATGCCCTATGCCTAAGTCTAATACCGTCTTAGGGTTGTTCATTAGAATAAGCCTTATTGTATCTCTAAAGGCGGAATAGCTACCGATGGGCAAAGTCTTTAGTTTTAGGTAGTTTAAAAAGAGGGAGGTTACGGCCTCCCCCTTTATTAATTAAGAAACTGAACCATAGATGGCAGAAGTTGGTTGGAAGCTCAACAGCTCAACCCTTGCCTCACACCTATAAGTCACAAGGTTCTTGGTGAAGTCATCCTGATCGGTCTCAGTGCTTCTCACGCTCAAACCTGAAGCCTGTGCAATAGCAAAAGCCTGACGGTTGAATACGTAAATCCTACCAGTAGGAATAGCCTGATGCGGGATCAATGGAATACCTGCTACCCTAGTTTCACCACTCGCACCGATGGTGATACCACCAGGGACAGAGTATGAACCATTTGAAGGCAGCGTATTCAACACGTTAGCCCATGCAGCATAAGTGGTAAGGATCGTATCGGCCTGTCCCAAACCGAGTGCGCCATGCTGTGCCAAGTAGTCAATGATACGTGGAGCTGCACCAGTTGAAGATGTAGAACCACCAGTGGCATTAGCTGTGATCGTTGCCATGAACCTGTTATCTACCGCCCTGTTCCAATCTTCCAACAGTGAGCTAGAAAGATAAGACTGAAGGAAAGGAAGATCCTGAAGCATCTGGCGAGATACCTTAGCGTAACCAGCGATGAAAGGAACAGAGGTGTTAACCATTGTCACATCGTAGTCAACGAAAGGCTTAGCTGATCCTTCAGTTTGCGCACCGAATGAACCTTCACCAACGGGGTTGTTACCACGCGGGAATGTTACGTTACCAGTCGCAGTAGGGATGATCCTAAACACATCATACAGGTGAGGTGAAAAGTAAGAACGCATGATGGGATTCTCTACATACGACAAAACGCTAGTACCTGTCAATCCACCGTAGTTACCAATAGCTCCGAGTGTCATTACACCAACGGCCTTAGAATCCTGAAAGGGTGTTTCAGATTTGATCTTGTCAAAGTTAGATCCGATGATGTCGATCATTGCGCTGGTCAATGCTTTCTGGCGGTTTGCACCGATAGCCTCAGCTTCGATGTTGGCCTTTAGCTTGCCATTAGATGCAATCATTTCGTCCACCTTTGCCTTTACCTCGGCAAGTGTTTCGTTTTTCTTTACCGCATCTTCGTTAAGTTGCGCTACCTGTGCAGCGTGCTTTTGGTCGAGTGCTGCGAACTCGCTTTTTACTTGCTTCTCAATGTTAGAGAGGCCGTCCTTAATCAGGACATCGAAATTTTCCATTCTTGTAAAGATTTTAGTGAATGATTTAATGTTTCATTCACAGCTTCTTTACTCTGCTTTGGCTGCTCCAATGCCTGCGCTGTTGGAGTGCTACTCATCGTTTCAATTATCTGTGCTAGTTGCTTTATTTGGAGTATACACAACTCTATTGTTTCGTCTGTAGCGTCTGTGTTAGCTACAAACTTTTCAAAGGCTTTAACCCTTGAGGCTAATGCTTCTACCTTACTCATGCCTTTCATCTCCAACAAGGGAGTAAACTCATTCGCGCCCCAGCTTGTAAGTGATGAACCTTCGTAAAGCTTTACATTAGTGATATTGTTAAAACCGTCTCCCTTTCTTCTGTCTGTAGGAGTAAGGTCATTAAACCCTATCGAATGTTCCTTAATTAGGTCGCTCTCTACCATCTTTATGAAGTCCCGGCCAAGGTCATGTTTACCTATCTGTGAGCGGTAGAATAACCCGTATTCGTCCTCTTTAAGTTCGAGTATCTTGCCCAAAGGTTTCCCGGGATCATGGTTCAAAAGGTGCTTAATACGTCCCTTTGGCATCCAGTCCTGAATAGAACGGTCAAACGCTCCTTTGTGAATAATATCACCGTCAGCGTCTTTTATGTTGAATGCTGCGAAGTAGCCAGTAACAATGCCTTCCTTACGGTCAACATCCTTAACTTCTAGTTCCAGCGTTTTGTAATTGTATATCATATTGTACCCCATTTCATATGTTCTTCCATTTTCCTAAGTGGAACGGAATTTGGCCTATACCACTTAAAAACCTTCATAAACATTCTCCATTGATAAGCCTTAGCCTTATCCCTATTTAATATCCTAATCCGCTTCCTCATCTTCTTATTAACCTCCCGTTGTTATCTCTTTTTGGTTCAAATGCTATTGTACATCTACAGTTAATCGTAAACTCCTTTGGTGCATCTGCATCCCC